ACACAGAATATGATGAGATATGTAGGGAACTAAAGGAGAAGTGGGATAGTGTAGAACATTATCACAAACACTTAATAGATAAGCAATCATTAGATGCAGGAACAGGTTATGAATTACAATATAATAAACGTATTGAACGTGCATCACTTGCATTGCTCAACAAAAGTAAGGAGAAATAGTATGCCTATATATGACAAGAACGGAGACATTGAACATTGGTGTTGGTATGACATCTTTTGGAATGATGAAAAGAAAAGACTTGAGAACCCTAAAAATTGGCTAAGAAATTTATATGAGATGGCAGATGAATGGGATTTACCTTGGTTTATTATGGGTAAAGTATATTGGTTACACGACTACATGCAATGGAGACGTAGCCCTAGGGGTGTGACTTCAACTTATATAAAACCATATAAGAAAAAATATATACTTAGAAGTGAGTTTGATGTTGAAGACTTTAGACCTNATGGTATAGGAGATGTCATGTATACTGACTATGACTATAGGGAGTTTCATTCGTTAGAAAATATGCTACGATTTCTAAAAAATAATATTACTTATGAAAATAAAATGAAACCTAAGCTAGATACAGTAGAAGAATTTTGCCAAGAGTTTAGCTTTGAAGTTTATGAAAGGTTATATTAATGCAACTAAATAATTTAGTAGATAAGTATTATTTATCTAATGATTTCAAGGTGTTAGCTGATAAAACTAAACACGATTATCAATATTGTGCAGGAGTTTTATTGGCTACTGAAGTAGATGGAAACACTTTGTCAAGTGTAAAGATAAGTAAAATGACAGGAGCAAAAGCTCGAAGAGCCTATGAGCAATGGCTTGGTCGTGGAATATATCAAGCTAATGCTATCACATCTGTAGCACGTAAGATATATTCCTTTGGAATGGAGATGGGCTATGCTGAGACTAATCCATTTGCTACTTACAAACGTAAGACACCTCATTCTAGGAACACAGTATGGACACAAGACCAAGTCATACAGTTCTTGGATGCAGCTTATGCTGATTTTAAGTACAGAAACATAGGATTGATTGTACAAATGGCTTACGAATGGTGTCAGAGGGTGGGAGATATGAGAATGTTGCAGTTTTCTAGCATAGATTTTGATAAAAGTGTGCTAAATTTGCAACAGTCCAAGAGAAGAAGTATAGTTCACCTACCGATTTCACTTGACTTATTGGAAATGCTTAAACAACAGGCAAAAGATTACGACTTTCAGCCTTATGTAGCACCCTATCCTACTGCAAAGAGAGGTAAGTATGCACCATACACTATGCAAAGGCTATCAAAAGTAGCACGTAGAGTAATGGAGTTAGCTAATCTACCTGATACACTACGTATTTCAGACTTAAGACGTACAGGAACAACTGAAATGGTGGAAGCAGGTGTATCCATGGGTCAGATTATGTCAGTTACAGGTCATGCTAACCCACAATCTGTTAAACCTTACATGAAAAATACGTATGCTAGTGCAGAAAGTGCATTGACATTACGAAAAAGTCATGGTAAAAGCAATTAAATGCCGACAAGGAGAGTGATATATGAATATTAATATGTACATTAATGAATTAGATTTAAGTATAGGAGAAAGTAAAAGGCTTAACTGTCCATCTTGTAATGGGTATAAAACTTTTACTGTCACCAACAACATGGGTCAGATGTTATGGAACTGTTATAAATCTTCTTGTCAACTGTCAGGCTCTAAACGTGTGTCATTATCTGCTAGTGATATAAAAAAGCACAGACAGGATGTAGAGAAAGACAACGAACCCTTCGTAATGCCTGAGTATATAGTGCCTTACGATAAAGAAAATTATTATGATATACCTAAAGACAAGCTTATGTATGATGTCAAAGAACACAGAGTTGTTTTCCCTGTCATACATGAAGGCAGAGTTGTTGATGCCAATGGCAGGTCCTTAGGAAAAAGAATACCTAAATGGAAACGATATGGAAAAAGTGACTTGCCTTTTGTCTCAGGACATGGTAAGGTCGCAGTAGTTGTTGAGGATTGTGTGAGTGCTTCAGTCTTAGATAGTGAAGTATATGTTGGGGTAGCAGTATTGGGTACGTCATTATCCGAATCTCACAAGAGGTATCTCTCACAATTCTCAACAGCAATAATAGCACTAGACCCTGATGCTCTACCCAAGACGATGGCATTTGCAAAGGAACTGAGAGCCTACGTAAATGATGTTAAGGTGCTAAGATTGCAAGATGATTTGAAGTACAAGAAGAAAGATGATATAGAAAACTTAATTAACTTAACCCCAAAGGAGAACCAATATGGAACTATCCCTACTACGTAGCTTAATGAACAAAGATTTTTACACAGACCATCGTGGTTCTAAGTGTCCTGATAGACTGTTCAGTAAAGATGCAAGAAAGCTAAAGCATACTATTGATTATGCTATGAATAAATATAAAAGAGATGTAACACCTGATGAGGTGGAAGCATTGTTCATGGCTAACAATCCATCTATGACTACTGCACAGAAGCAAGGTTATAGTGCATTGTTCAATACAGTAAAACGTGAGCAACCTATGGGTACTGACGTGGCACAAGACGTGCTGTCTAAATTATTTCAGCAGGTCATAGGTGAGGACATAGCTAATCTAGGATTTGATTATGTGAATGGTGCGGAAAAAAGCCTTAGACCATTACGGGATTTACTTGACAAGTATAATGATAACTTTCTACCTGAAGTAAAGATTGAGTGGGATGATATATCTTTTGATACCATCATGGCAAAGCAATCTGTACAGATGAAATGGACATTCAATATACCTGAGATGGCACGTAAGGTAGAGGGTGTAAATGCAGGATACCTTGTTGAGATAGGAGCAAGACCTAATACAGGTAAGACTTCTTTCCATGCGTCTATGTTAGTAGGTCCTGGTGGTATGGCAAGACAAGGAGCTAAGTGTGTAGTCTTATGTAACGAAGAGTCTTATGACAGAGTTGCATTCAGATATATACAAGCATCGACAGGCTTTCCAAAGGAAAAGATACAGGCTAACATTCAGGAAGCTAAGACTATCTACCAAGATGTAACCAAGAACGTAAAGATTAAAGACGTTAGTGGTGAAGATATGTCTTGGGTAGAAACAATGTGTAAGTCAGAGAGACCTGATATAGTTGTACTCGATATGGGAGATAAGTTTGCTAGGTCGGGTAGTTACTCTAGACCTGATGAGATGCTAAAAGCTAATGCAATATATGCTAGACAGATTGCAAAGACGTATGGTTGTGCTGTATTTTATATGTCACAGTTGTCAGCGGAAGCTGAAGGTAGACAGGTTCTTAATCAAGCTATGATGGAAGGCTCACGTACAGGAAAAGCTGCTGAAGCAGACTTGATGTTATTGATTGGTCAACCTGCTCAAGTAGAAGGGGTTGACGAACAGTCAACTTTAAGGCATATTAATGTTGTTAAGAATAAAGTAACAGGATGGCATGGTATGATTAATTGTAATCTTGATTACAGAATAGCTAGATTTACAGCATAGAGGAGTAGATATGAAACTTACAATAGATGTAGAAAACACTGTCACTAAACGTGATGGTAAGATGTATCTCGACCCATTTGAGCCTGACAATAAGCTTGTTATGGTTGGATGTTTGACAGATAAAGGAGAAGAATATTTATATAGAGATGACTTCAGTGGTGTGCAACAACACTTAGATGATGCTACTATATTAATAGGACACAACATAGCATACGATTTAATGTGGCTATGGGAGTGTGGCTTCAAGTATGATGGTCCTGTCTTTGATACAATGCTAGGCGAATACGTCTTGCAACGTGGACAGAAAGAACCATTGTCACTAGAAGCTTGTGCTGAAAGGTATGAGTTAGATACTAAGAAGCAGGATACCTTGAAGGAATATTTCAAACAGGGTATAGGTGTTGACGAGATACCACCTGAAGAATTATCATCCTACTTGTCAGCAGACTTACATGCAACACAGCAGTTAGCAGAAAAGCTAACAAAAAGATTGATGACTACAGATTCAGCATTGATGGAGTGTGTTGTACTTACTAACAGAGTGTGTGTTACCCTTGCTCATATATACAACACAGGATTTGCTGTGGATGAGGAGAAACTAGAAGAGGTTAGGTTTCAGTTTGAGTCTGAGAAACTAGAGATAGAGAAAAGACTACAGGTTCAGATTAGAAATCTAATGGGTGACACACCTATTAATTTAAATAGTCCAGAGCAAATGTCTTGGGTTATATATAGTAGAAAGCCACATGATAAAACTATGTGGGCTAATGCCTTTACTCCCTATATGGACAAGAATCATTTCAATGATACTGTATCTAAGAACTCAAGCATCGTATATAAAACAAAAGCTGTATCGTGTAGAGGTTGTAATGGTACAGGTCAGATAAGAAAGGTAAGAAAGAATGGAACTCCTTACGCAAATACCACTAAGCACCTTGACTGTGGTGGCAATGGTTATAGTCTTCAACCTCTTGGATTAGTGGCAGGACTAAAATTTAAAGCACCAAACTCTAAGTGGGTATCTGCTAATGGCTTTGGTGTTTCCAAAACTAACTTAGATATATTACAAAGCATGGCTAAACGTAACAACATGACAGATGCTGTCAATTTATTGACAGATGTTAAACGTTTATCAGCTTTGGATTCGTATCTAAGTTCTTTTGTAGAGGGTATCAAGGCACACGTTAAGACTGATGGCAAGCTTCATGTGAGATTATTACAACACAGAACAGCCACAGGAAGATTCAGTGGTGCTGACCCTAATATGCAGAATATGCCTAGAGGTGGTACGTTTCCTGTTAAGAAGGTATTCGTATCCCGTTGGAAAGGTGGCAAGATACTTGAAGCTGACTTTGCACAGCTAGAGTTTCGAGCTGCGGCATATCTATCACAAGATAAGGTGGCAATGGATGAAGTCTCTACTGGATTTGATGTTCACTCGTATACGTCTAAAGTTATTACAGATGCGGGTCAACCGACTTCTCGTCAGGATGCGAAAGCACATACATTCGCACCACTCTACGGAGCAACAGGCTTTGGCAGGAGTAAAGCAGAAGCAGAATACTATGAACACTTTACCAAAAAGTACACAGGAATCAAAGCTTGGCACTCCCGATTGGCTAAAGAAGCTCTAGAGACAGGCAAGATATCCACACCATCAGGCAGGGAGTTTTCTTTTCCTGATGTACAACGAAGAATGAACGGCACAGTAAGCTTCTTTACACAGATAAAGAACTATCCTGTACAGAGCTTTGCTACTGCCGACATAGTTCCTATTGTGTTGATACACATGGAGAACTTATTAGCCAACTACAAATCATGTATTGTTAATTCAGTACATGATTCTGTGGTGGTTGACATACATCCTGATGAGATAACTCAAGTATTATATCTCATCAAACTACTCAACAGTAGTCTCCAATCTATTGTTGAGAGACAGTTTAATATCGAGTTCAATGTTCCATTATTACTTGAAGCAAAAATAGGTGATAATTGGCTTGACACGAAAGATGTTAGCTGATATAACTATACAACATTTGACTCACAGAAAGGAGCAATACATATGGATAATAATAATTTAGTGACGATTGATACAAACAACTACGAAGCTATGGCTAAAGCAATGGGTATAGCAGGAGAGAGTTCTAAGTCTTCTGACACCAAGAAGTCTCAGCAGTTACCACGTTTCAGAATAAACCATTCACCAATCATGGGTGAAACCAAAATGAATGGTAAGAATGTAAACGTAGAGGTAGTTGAAGGCGGTACATATAAGCTTGAGATACCTGATGGTGAAACTTATTACAGTAAGACTGCTAGGATAAGACCATTCATGCAGAGATACATGTATAAAAGGTTTGTCAAGAATATGAATGCCAAGATGGGTGAGCCTATGGGTATATATCATAAGACAGTCATGGCTGATTCTCTTAACTTAGATTTAAAAGATAATCAGGGTGGCTTCAACTGTGGTAAACCTGCAGGTTACATACAAGACTTTAAGGCATTGCCTACAGAAACCCAAGACTTAATCAAGCAGATTAAAAGGGTTCGTGTTATCTTTGGTTTAGTAGATTTACTAGAACCTTACAATGCAAAGGGTGAAAGCATTTCTTTTGAGACAACTCCTTTTATATGGGAGATAGATAATCGTGATGCATTCAAAGATGTAGGTAAACCTTTCGCTAAGTTGGCTGACTTAAGAAGATTGCCTGTCCAACATCATATTGGATTGGAAACTCAGGAACGTAAGTTACCAAATGGTAATTCTTTTTACTTACCTACAGCAACTCTAGATGTGTCAAGCACTATTGAAACTTCAGACGAAGACCAAGTTATCTTTGGAGATTTTATCTCATGGATACATAACTATAATCAATACATAGTTAAGGAGTGGGATGCCAATGTTGGAAGTACTGCTGACTCAGACATGAAAGATATAGTTGAAGACTTTGTAGAAGTGGATGCAAGCTAATGAACCATCGTGCTGAATTGGCGATATACAAGTTGCTAGAAGATATACTTGCATCTAAGAAGCAGATGTCTATGGAGACTATTGAAGG